CCACAGTGGGACTCAACACATTTCACGACAGTGAAAGGGCCAACAGTGACTATACTCTCAATCGTGTGATGATGGCAGTGGCCATGGCAGACGGTTCTGACAAACCAATCAAGATGGATTACAAGAGCTGGGCTGGCAAAGAAAAAACAGCACATCCTTATACTGAGGTAGAACAGAACATGCTCAAGCAGGCCTTCAAGGCAGCTGGTGCTGACTGGACTGACACCAACAAAGGTGACCTCAATAGTGGCGAACATCCAGAGGTCAATGTTGCCAGTCCTGTGATAGGATTCCGAGGATATCCCAGATGAGAGCACGAGAGTTTGTGACTGAAGAAAAAACCTTGCCGCCAGAGCAGGCAGATCCCATGAATCATGTGTTTGTGTTGCCCGGTGTGAATTCCAGCGACCCGTATCAAATATATAGATTTGGTGTGGCCATGGCTCGTGCCAGAAGCGATGCTGGCACAGATGGCATCACCAACAATTTACCTGCTTGGTCCGCAGAGGCAGCGTTTGGAGAACATGCAGTTGTGGCCGGATTCAATGATTCCGTTGAGTCCGTAATTGATCAAGCGTTAAAAATGGCAGGACTGCCTGATAAAAAAGTGCAGGTGAGCACACCAGATAGCCTAGAGCCCGAGATGGTCAATCATCAAAGTCCTGTGCGTGGCTTCCGGGGCTATCCCAGGTAAATACACAACAGGAAACAAACCATGGCAAATCCACCACCACCCTATGATGACATCACCGGCATAAGCCGTGCAGTGATGAAAGACAATGCTCAAGAGACCATTGCTGACTATAACGGCGTCGCTCGCCCAAGTGAATTAGTAGTCAACCAACTCACACAAGATATCTATGTGGGCAACACCAACGGAAATTTAAATTTAGTAGCATACGGAACTGGTGTTACCAGCATCACAACATTCAACCCACAGTTCACTGACGGATCGGGTACATTTGCTGGAGGCACTGCCACAGCATCCTTTGTGCGTATGGGTCCGCTGATGTTTATACATGTGTATGTTGATTTTGCAGGGGTTACCAACTTTGGCAGCACAGGATATCAGATCACACTGCCCACACCCGCAATAAACACATTTAGACTGGCCGGCGGCAGCCTGCATCAAACAGCCGGTGCCGGTTCTCCTGCCCTATACCATATTGCCGGAATCACAGATGTCGTTGACAGCACCACAGTGATGAAACTGTATTATTCTGGTAGCACAACTGATCTAGTTTGGAAATTCAACACCCCGGCCACTGGTGCCTGGCAATCAGGAGCACACTTTGATATCTCGGGTACTTACCAAATAGCATAACATGAAAAAACTCTTCCTACTCTTGCTGATCGTACCTGTGCTGGCCATTGCACAACCCCGACAAAAGCCAGGTGTGACCTATGACGCTGTGATCACCAGAGTCATAGACGGCGACACAGTGGCTTTTCAAGCAGATTTTTTGCCTGCACCACTCAAAAAAGAACTCAGTATCAGAGTGTACGGTGTGGACACTCCTGAAAAAGGATTTCGTGCGGCCTGCCCCGGTGAAGCACAGCGTGGAGAAGCAGCTTCGGCATTTACAAAACAAGCTGTTGCTGCCAGCACCAAGCGTCAGGTTGTGCTCATGGACTGGGACAAATATGGTGGACGTGTGCTGGGCGATGTGATTCTAAACGGACAAAGTTTGCGAGTCATGCTGATACAAAATGGATTTGCACGTGAATACTACGGCGAAGCCAAGCAAAGCTGGTGCAATTAATATAATCAATTGTGGTTAGATTCAAGATAACTACTTGATCATGTCAAAACCACTTGAGACCGTACTGGTCAAGTCTCCTCATCGAACACAAACATTCACAGATCAACAACTGGATGAGTTTTTGAAGTGTGCTGATCCTGTCACAGGACCGCACTACTTTATGGATAACTTTTTTCATATACAACATCCCACACAGGGCAAAATGTTGTATCATCCGTATTCGTATCAGGTCAAACTGATTGATACCTATCATACCAATCGCTACTCCATCTCCATGATGCCTCGACAAACAGGCAAATCAACCAGTGCAGCCGGCTACCTGTTGTGGTACAGCATGTTTGTGCCGGACTCCACTATCCTGGTAGCAGCACACAAATACACAGGTGCTCAGGAGATCATGCAACGCATACGCTTTGCTTATGAACTGTGTCCAGATCATATCCGAGCCGGAGTCACAAGCTACAACAAAGGATCAATAGACTTTGAAAACGGTAGTCGTATTGTGAGTGCCACCACAACAGAAACAACCGGACGTGGTATGAGTATTACCTTGCTCTACGCCGATGAGTTTGCGTATGTGCGACCCACTATTGCCCGAGAGTTCTGGACTAGTATCTCACCTACCTTGGCCACTGGTGGTAAAGCAATCATCACCAGCACACCCAACTCAGATGAAGATCAATTTGCGTTCATCTGGAAAGGTGCCAACAAGACCGAAGATGAATATGGTAATCCCACGCCCTTGGGCATAAACGGATTCAAGGCCTATCGCAGTTACTGGCAAGAACATCCTGATCGTGACGAGTCCTGGGGTGAAAACATGCGAGCACAATTAGGCGATGATCGATTCCGCCGTGAGATTGGCTGCGAATTTATTATCAATGACGAGACTCTGATTGCTCCTGCCAAACTGCTGGATCTTGACGGACTTGAACCCATGTACAAAACTGGCCAAGTACGCTGGTATGAGCCCATACGCAAGGATCAAGTGTATGTTGTGGCCCTGGATCCTAGTCTAGGCACAGGCGGCGATCCTGCTGCTATTCAAATCTTTGAAGCTAACACCACACGACAAGTGGGCGAATGGCGACACAACCGAACTCCAATTCCTGAACAGATTCGCATCCTGGTAGATGTGATCAAACACATAAATGAAACGGTGGGCGATGAAAAAAGCATCTATTACTCAGTGGAAAACAATACTATTGGTGAAGCTGCATTGATTTCAATTGCAGAATGGGGCGAAGAAAACATACCGGGCTACTTCCTGAGTGATGTATCGGGTCCTGCTGTGAACGGGCGTAGAACACGCAAGGGATTCAACACCACAAACAAGTCCAAACTGAGCGCCTGTGCCAAACTTAAAAATCTTGTGGAATCTGGCAGAATGAAAGTGAACAGCAAAAGTTTAATTTCAGAATTCAAAAACTTTGTGGCACATGGCACAAGTTATGCCGCCAAGCCCGGCGAAACAGACGATTTGATCATGGCCACAATCCTGGCTGTGCGCATGCTCACAGTGTTGCAGAGCTTTTATACTGAACTGGACTCGCACATGCGAGATCACGGCGAAGAGATCATAGAGCCATTCCCGTTTATTTCTATGGTGCGTTGAGGTAAATACCGTATGGCACAAAATTCAATCTCAAGCGAACTCAACGATCTGTTAATCACACGTGATTTTGACGTCAATGCACTCAGCACCAAAACTGGTAAACCAGCAGTGAACAGTCGCGGCGTACCCGACACAAACGAAGCAGACATGTTTAGTTTTGACTGGATTGGGCCCACTGGCAAGAACTACGGAACCATGGTGATCCTGCTGGATCAATCAGGCGGTATGACAGTGTATTTTGGAGATAATCTTGGTCGTACCATGGATCCAGAAGACAAACTGGCCTGGTATGGTGATCCAGACACTGATAACTCAGGCTTCCTAGAACAATTGAAAAATTTTGCCATCCGCACCAGCAAGGTGCGTGGTGGATTTAGTTTAGAAAACATTAGCCGACTCAAGTATGCTATTGCAGGACAAGCAGCCCTGACAGAGAGCTTTTACGGCACACGCAAAATTAGCTATTCGGGTCTGGCAACCGAAGCTAGACTCATGATCAAACATTCAAAGGTGCTGGACGAGAACGATGCTCGTTTCCGCTATGTGGAAAGTTTGTTTATTGAAACAGCCCTGGGCGAACGCTTTAGACTGCCATTCCGCAAGTTGTCTGGTGGACGAGCCATGCTGGAACATGTGCGTCAAGGCGGCAACCCTTATGATTTTCGTGGACAGCACATTAGTGAAACAGTGAGTCAAATCACCACACTGGGTCAGTTTCGCAGAGCACATCAAGGTCGTGTGTTTGAAGGTGCTGCCGCTGACTTGATCACAGAAACCAACGAATACTATCACAATCTCAATCGCAATCTCAAAAACATTGCACACCACCGCGGGTACGCACAGTATTTTGAATCCTGGAAGCCAGCTGAAATTTCTGAAACCGACATGGTTGTGGAAGATCTCAAAGGCCTGTTTACAGAAACACGCATCGATCCTAGGATAGAATCAGCCTTGCCCATGCTGGCAAAGATACAACGGGAAGCACAAATCATGAAAGAAGCAGACATATTTGAATCCTGGGCCAACAACCTGGTAGAAGGAACCTGGGCCTTGCCGGACACTCCGGAAAAAATGGATCAGCTCAAGATGTGGCTGAGTGAACCGCATCCAGTTGGTCCAGATGCAGCCGATGCAAAAGATGTGTTAGGTGACTATATTGGCGACGACAACTTGTTTGATCAACTGGAAGAACTGGCCGAAGAAGATCCTGACGCAGATGCTGTTCCCTTGGTCATGGCCTGGATCGATCGCAATCGAGATGGATTTGCTGAGATTGCTGAACTGGCTCAAAATCTAGAAGCAGCCGCTGCTCCTGCACCTGAACCGACAGCTCTTGCTGTTGCTCCTGCTGCTCCTGCCGCGCCCGCTGCTCCTGCTGCCGCTGCTCCGGTTGCAGAGGAAGTAATCTCTAGCAACAAATTATCTGAAGCAGGCGAAAGTTTTGGCGATGCTTACTTGCAAAAGGCAGCATCTGGCGCTCCAGGCCGTTGGATGATTAGTCAAGATCAGGCCAAGGCAGAGTTGGCCAGAAGAGCAGCGGGCGGCGCCCAAACTGTTTCTGCACCTGAACCGGCAGTGTCATCTGAACCATTTGTTCCCAAGGATTATCAAACAAAAGAACCATTGACAAAAGGACCCAACGGTAAATGGTATAACAAAGCAGGACAAGAACGCGATGGTCTACGCGGCTACCCACTCACTGCACAGGGCACTGCTCAGTTCCGTAGCCTGGTTCCTCCAGCACCAGCAGCACCGGTTAATGAAGAGGACTACACAGGCATGTATGAATCTGATCTGGCAAGAATAAAATCTCTAGCACAGCTCAGATAACATAAATAAAACAAAGAAGGGCGTGTAGTGGCATGCCCTTCCGTAAGCAACTAGATAGGCAAAGTTCGCTACCTTTGGTGGTAGGAAACACAGACAAGCTGTGTTATAATAACTTGTAGGCAACATTTAAGTAGATCTTAAATTTTTAAAATCATATTAACGCACAAGAAAGGCAACACAATATGGCATCACTAGCAGAAATCCGCGCACGGCTACAGGCCGCAGACAGCAACAAAGGTGGGCAATCCACCGGAGGCGGCGACAAATCAATTTACCCACACTGGAACATGGAAGAAGGCAAAGAAGCTGTACTTCGTTTCCTGCCAGACGGTAACACAAAAAACACATTCTTTTGGGCAGAGCGAGCAATGATTCGACTGCCATTCAATGGCGTCAAAGGTGAGATGGATTCCAAACAAGTCATGGTGCAAGTGCCATGTGTTGAGATGTGGGGCGATGCTTGCCCAATCTTGGCAGAAGTACGCACATGGTTCAAGGACAAGAGTCTTGAAGACATGGGTCGCAAGTACTGGAAAAAGCGCAGTTACATTTTCCAGGGCTTTGTACGTGAGAATCCCATCGGCGACGACAAAACACCGGACAATCCTATTCGCAAGTTCATCATTGGACCTCAGTTGTTTACCTTGATCAAAGGTGCCTTGATGGATCCTGAGTTGGAAGAATTGCCAACTGACATGTTGCGTGGCTTGGATTTCCGCATTGCTAAGACAAGCAAAGGTGGATATGCAGACTACAACACATCAAAATGGGCTCGTAAAGAATCCGCCCTGACTGAAGCTGAACAAGCTGCTGTGTCCACACATGGCCTGTATGATCTCAGCACATTCTTGCCCAAGAAGCCCGGAGCAGTTGAGCTCAAGGTAATCAAGGAAATGTTTGAAGCAAGTGTAGATGGACAGCCTTACGATACAGAGCGTTGGGGTCAATACTTCCGTCCTGCTGGTGTCAACGCACCTGCTGGTGGCGCAGCCTCTGAAGACGCTCCTGCTCCTGTGGCACGTTCAGCACCTGCACCTGTTGCAGACTTTGACGAAGATGTTGCCGCAGCAGAAAAATCTTTTGCTGTTGAGCCTGTTGCTGCCCCAAAACCAGCACAAAAAGCCGAAGACATCCTGGCCATGATTCGTTCACGTCAACAAAAGTAATCTGACGTCACACACAGGGCGATCCCTGTGTGTTTCTATATGTATAAAGGAAAAAACGAATGGCAAAAGCATTTGACGTAAGCAAGTTCCGCAAGGAAATTACAAAAAGCATTGAAGGACTCAGCATTGGCTTCAATGACCCTACCGACTGGGTAAGCACAGGTAACTTTGCACTGAACTATCTGATCTCTGGATTCTTTGATCGAGGTATTCCATTAGGCAAGGTCACAGTGTTTGCTGGTGAATCTGGCGCAGGCAAAAGTTACATCTGCTCGGGCAACATTATCAAGAACGCACAAGAGCAAGGCATCTATGTGGTGTTGGTTGACAGCGAAAACGCACTGGACGAAGCATGGCTCAAGGCACTGGGTGTGGACACCAGCCAAGACAAACTGCTGAAACTCAGCATGAGCATGATTGATGATGTGGCCAAAACAATCTCTACATTCATGCAGGACTACAAGGCCTTGGCCGAAGGCGAACGTCCCAAGGTCATGTTTGTGATTGACAGCCTGGGCATGTTGTTGACACCCACAGACGTTAATCAGTTTGAAGCAGGCGAAATGAAAGGTGACCTGGGTCGTAAACCCAAAGCACTCACAGCCTTGGTTCGTAACTGTGTCAACATGTTTGGCAATTACAATGTGGGCTTGGTCTGTACCAATCACACATACGCAAGTCAAGACATGTTTGATCCAGATGACAAGATCTCGGGTGGACAAGGATTTATCTACGCCAGTTCAATTGTGGTTGCCATGAAGAAACTCAAGCTCAAAGAAGATGAAGATGGCAACAAGGTGTCAGAAGTCAACGGTATCCGTGCGTCATGCAAGATCATGAAAACACGCTATTCAAAACCGTTTGAAGGTGTGCAGGTCAAGATTCCGTACACCACGGGCATGAGTCCGTACTCGGGCTTGACTGATCTAGCTGAGAAAAAAGGTATCCTTAAAAAGGATGGCAATAGACTGGCATTCACTATACAGGACACAGGCGAAATTATCAAGTATTTCCGCAAGGCCTGGGAAGCCAACGAAGATGGCTGTCTTGACAAGGTCATGGCGGATTTTGCCAAGATCAAAGATGAGGTCGTTGTAGAAGAAGCAGGAGACGAAGCATGAGCGAAACAGTAGCAAGTGAAATCTGGAGTGAGCTCAAGCGTTACGTGAACACTGTGGATCGTGACGAAGCAGCAGAAGCTGTGGTTGCGATCTTGATTGACAACGATTCTGATGTGGATGATATTCGTGCTGCCTTCAAGAACGATGTGGATATCAAACGTGCGCTCACTGCGTATCTTGACAACGACCGAGATTATGTGGATCCCGAAGACGAAGATCCGGATGAAGATAGTGATACCACAGAAGATGACAACTGGGAAAACTAATGGGCGACAAATATTTTCCTATCAAGACTGCAACAGCCTGCCAGTTAAAATGGAACTGGAGTACTCTGTATCTTTACAAAGGAGTAACTGCTAGTTGCCATCGTGCTGGACACGGGCAGTTGACTCCGGAGACATTTGATACTTTTCACAATACTGAAAAAAAGCAATCAGAACGCAAGCGGATGTTGGACGGGCTTTGGCCCGAAGATTCCAGTTGTTACTATTGCCGTGACATAGAGCAAAGTGGTGGTTCTAGCGATCGTATGCGACATCTTGCGATCCCAAATCAATCACCACCGGAGTTGGATTTAGACCCCACAGCAGTAGTAGTTCAGCCAACTGTGCTTGAAGTATTTTTCAATAACCAATGCAATCTTTCTTGCTTGTATTGTTCTCCTGATCTAAGCTCAAGAATGAATCAGGAGTATAAAAAACATGGTAAATTTGAAAAGAACGGAGTTGTTCTAGAATACTTTCCTATTGACTCAGACTATTCGGCTATGTTAACAAAATTCTGGGAATGGATGCAAAAACATTCAACAGGACTAGTAAGATTTACTGTAGCAGGAGGAGAAGGTTTTTACCAGCCTGAACTTGAAACTTGTCTGGAATATTTTGAATCTACTGAGCATCCTAATCTAGAATTTTGTACCATAACTAATCTAATGCTAGATTCAAAAAAACTAGAAAAGTTTGTGCAACGATTTAAAAATTTGGTCACAAGTGGCAAGCTCAAACGAGTCGATTTAACCTGTAGTATTGATTGTCTTGGCCCTGAACAAGAGTATACAAGATACGGAATGAAAGTGGAACAATGGATTGCAAATTTTGAAAGATTGCTACAAGAGCCTTGGTTGACCCTGCACATAAATCAAACTATTAGTGTTCTCACAATCAAGACTATGCCTGCACTGATTGAAAAAATAAAAGTCTGGAAATCACATCGTGAGATAGGACATTTCTTTAGTGTGGTTGCACCAGGTCCCGGTTATCTTGTACCAAATATTTTAGGAAATGCTGTGTTCAAGCAAGATTTTGATTGTATTCTAAATTCTATGCCAACTGACACTGATCAAGATCAATTGGCCATGCAGTGCATGGAAGGCATTGTGCATAACTATTCTCAATCACAACCAAATAGTACCGAGCTTTTGAAATTAAAAACATTCCTTGATGAAACTGATCGTAGACGTGGCACAAGTTGGGTCAAGATTTTTCCTTGGCTCGTAAAGGAACTGGAACATGTGGTATAGTCAAGTGGCCGCGGATCTGGGCAAGATCCCAGACTTCATGGCACACTATGATCGTGAGCTCACGGATGCCAAACGAGATTGCAAAATTGGCGGCATCGTTGAGAACAACATCAAGCTGCTTCCGGGCATAACTGAGCAGAGATTCTACCAGCTTCAGGAAGTGGAAGCTGTACTAAATCTGCTGAATATTCAGTTACGCAAGATTCGTCGCAAGCACTTTCAAAAGTATCTGGAAGGTTACAATCGTGCTCTCAGCAGCAGAGATGCTGAAAAGTATGTGGACGGCGAAGATGAAGTGATTGACTTTGAAACCATTATCAATGAAGTAGCCCTGCTGCGTAATCGCTGGCTGGGTATCATGAAAGCACTAGAAAGCAAGAACTTCATGCTGGGCCACATTGTTAGACTACGAGCAGCCGGCATGGAAGATATTCAAGTGTGACCATTGATGCGTGATACATAATAGTATGAAACGCACAGCATTTGTAACAGGCATGACCGGCCAAGACGGTCCATATCTCGCCAAGCTCTTGGTTGAAAAAGGTTATCATGTTTATGGCCTTGTAAAACGATACTCTAATCCCAATTTAGACAACATCAAGTGGTTGGGCATTGAGAATGACATTGAGTTGGTCACTGGTGACATCACCGATGAAAACAACATGAATCATCTTATGCAAACTCTCAAACCCAACGAAGTGTATAACTTGGCTGCACAGAGTTTTGTTGGTGCTTCGTGGGATCTTAACAAACTCACCACAGAAGTAAACTCCATAGGCGTACTGAACTTGCTCAACGCTATCCGCAGCCACAGCCCTAACACACGCTTTTATCAAGCCAGCACCTCTGAGATGTTTGGTAATGCCACAGAAGCAGGCTCCCAAGGTGAAAATACTCCGTTCCGTCCAAGATCACCGTATGGCGTGAGCAAGTTGTATAGTCACTGGATGACCATAAACTTCCGTGAAAGCTACAGCCTGTATACCTGCTCTGGTATCTTGTTCAATCACGAAAGTCCCTTGCGAGGTCGTGAATTTGTCACACGCAAAGTTACTGATGCAGTGGCCAGAATCAAACTGGGCCTAGCAGATTCAGTCACCCTGGGCAATCTTGACAGTAAACGTGATTGGGGATTTGCCGGAGACTTTGTGGAAGCCATGTGGCTCATGCTACAACAACCCCAAGCCAGAGATTATGTAATTGCCACAGGCGAACAACACAGTATTGGTGAGTTGTGTGCTGTGGCGTTTGAACATGTGGGAATCACTGACTGGACTCATCTAGTAAAAAGTGATCCTAGATTCAAACGTCCTGCTGAACTTTATAGCCTGCTGGGCAACAGTAGTCGAGCAGCCACAGAACTGGGATGGAAACCTCGCACAGATTTTGCAACCATGATTCGTGACATGGTTGATGCTGATCTAGTTCGGCTTCAGCCTGGAAAGTAATCTTCCAATCGGTCCTCCCGATGCTATTTCACCCAGGGTCCACTCTGTGTGACATAGATCTTCAAGCCACTGTGCTCGTTCGGGCATGCGTGGCTTTTCTATATCTGCAAAATCTGTGTTGGCCACTGGCAATGCCATGCTGTGTGCGCCAACAAATGCAGGAATGCCATCTATAATGGCTTGACTACCGGGCCCTGAATTTTCATTGACCACTGCCCAGGCAGCGGGCAACATGGTTCTAAAATTGAACTCATCGTAGGTGCCATGCAACTTGACAGGTTGCTGTATTCTGGTGCCTGGTCTGGGTCGAATTTTTTGTCTTGGGTGCGGGCGTATGACGATTGGTCTATCAGTGTGTGCTCTTAGACTGGCAATAGTTTGATCCAGCCATTGCTCACTGGATGGTAACCCTGTCCATTGCTGACTGTCGTCTCGCTGCATGGCCACAAGAACATGATCGCCCTGGTGCCAGGGCTGTGATCTCACAGACAACTTGGCTGCACGGTTGTTTTCATGCCCTTCGCCAAACCATCCTGATGCATTTACACCATTCACACCCATCTTCCAGGTTACCCCGCGGTTCAACTGTCCAATTTCCATTATTATCACAGGACGACCTGAAGAAGAAAACTCCTGCCACACAGCTTGATTTGCCAGCATTCGTCCAGACCACAAGTGGCTCCAGATTACTGCAACGTCAGCACTTGTGTTGTGTTCAGACACACGAATACAATGACGTTTGCAGCCATCGCGGAATGCTGCAAACACAGGCCCAGAATTAAGGGCTCCAAAGCGATTAAATATACTGATGTTCATGATATGATATTAAATAGTTATTGAACAAACACCATGTATAAAATAAATTCTCTCTGGCACAGTCCCGAACCCCCTAATGGATTCTTTAGTGAACGCTTGTCTGAACATGTAGATATACACTATCAACAACGGTATCGTTACTATATATTCCAAAATATTCCACGCAAACGCACCATGATTGACATTGGTGCCAACATTGGTATCTTTGCCAGACCCAGTGCCGAACAGTTTGAACGGGTAATATGCTTTGAACCAGTGCTCAAAAATTTTGAAGTGTTGCAAAAAAATCTAGAAAGTTATCTCAATGTTGAATTGCATAACCTAGGGCTTGGCGATAAAGATCAAACAGTCACATTTGAATTACAAACTCTTAAGTGCGGTCATACCAAACAAGTTGAAGAGTTTGTTGCTAACCCTGAGTTCGAAAAACACACCGGAGAACTAACCACTCTGGATCGATTCAATTTTGAATCAGTTGACTGGATCAAGATAGATGTTGAAGGCTTTGAAAATGCAGTGTTGGAAGGAAGTCGCGCCACTATACAACGCAATAGACCCTGGTTGCTGATAGAAGACAACGGACAACAAGAATATCACAAGCAATGGTTGAACGACTTGTGCGGCCCATACGAAGCAGCAGCAGTCAAAAGCAAGAGCAACACAATATGGATACCACTATGAAGCATTTACCCTATGAACGACAAGGTTTTAGTCAGAATGACGAGACTGGAATCATTGAGTACATGCTGGCAGGAATAGCTGATCCCAAACAAACTTTTGTGGAGATTGGATTTGGCGACGGAACACAAAATATGACTCTGGACCTGCTGCATCAAGGATATTCGGGAGTTGGCATAGATGGGTGGAACTGGAATCCATCTGTGACTGAAAGATGGCCAGATCAGTTGATCAAAATACAGCAAATGATTTCCCCAGGTGATGTTGCACAATGCATACCCGAACAATATTGGCAACCAGACTTTTTTAGTCTAGACATTGACAGCTTTGATTATGAAGTGGCATCAACTCTATTGCACTCAGGATTCAGCCCTGCCACAGTGTGTTGTGAAATCAACAAGCATTTTGGCAACGACTGGGCTAGTTTTCCTTATGTTGAAAACCCAGTAAAAAAAGTCACATACAATAGAAAATTTCATTATGGCTGTTCATTGTCAAAGTACAAAGACCTGTGGTCACAGTATGGCTATGAGTTTTTTACATTTGACACAAGAGCAGTGAATGCATTTTGGTTCCATCCAGACCGAGTCAGTATAGACCTAACTGTTCCCAGAAAGCAAACACTTGATGAGATAGATACTGCTATCATCAAACAACAAATTGCCGATCATCAGTACTGGAACAACAAACAAAACGAAATTTATCAACCCACATGAAATACGCAGTACTAACAACATTCCATGCTGCTGGCTATGAAAAATATGCCAGCCGCATGATTGATACATTTTTACAAAATTGGCCTCAAGAAGTTGACCTATATGTTTACACAGAAGATTGTGCTATCACACAATCAGCACCCAATCTACATGTGAGAGACCTACACGCAGCAAGTCCAGAAATTGTGGCATTCAAACAACGCTGGGGATCGGACCCTAGAGCACGTGGACAAGTTGCCACAGGGCCTGTGGATCGCAAAGGCAAAGCACCTGGTATTGGATTTCGCTGGGATGCCATACGATTCAGTCACAAAGCATATTCTGTTAGCCATTGTGCTGCTAACTGTGCAGCTGATGTGTTGTTCTGGATGGATGCTGACATGGTATGCCACACACCTATCACTACTGAATTTATCAATAGTCAAATGCCTGTAGATACTGGTCTGGCATTTTTGGGTAGAGAAAAGAAATTTACTGAATGCGGCTTGTATGGCATGAATCTTCGGGATCCTGTGACTCGGGCATGGCTGCAAGAGTTTCAGTTGGCCTATGATTCCGGGCGTCTTATGACCATGGCTGAATGGAATGATTGTTGGGTGTTTGATGAAACTCGTAAAGAAGTGCAGGCAGCCAACCCTCAATGGCGTCAACTCAACTGGAGTGCAGGATTGATCAAAGGCGAAGGGCATCCACTAATCAACACTGCTTGGGGTGCATACCTAGACCATCTCAAAGGCAAACGCAAAGATACTGGGCGTAGCAATGACAAGGATCTTGTGAGACCCCGAACAGAAAGTTACTGGTCTTCGTCCACAGGCTCTTGACCATATTCTGCTTTTGAGTGCTTGGCCTTGAAGTGTATTAGATACTTGCCCAGCACAGTATGCGGCAACGGAGTTTTGTAGGGCTTGAGAAAGCCTGCACAAAGGTCTCTGTGCGTTGCATTGGGCACCGCCCGAATAGCCACACCCAGCACATCGTTGTCATAGAATCTACGAAGACCACTGCGATCACGTTCACGATATCGACGGCAATATTCATCTCGCAGCGTTGCAAAATCCGGATGGCGGGTATTCACTGCAAACACTCCGGTTTCGGGAACCAACCATGCTCCTTTTTTGCCGCTTTTGTCGCTGGTGTAATTTACGCCCATGTACAAACTCAGATGTTGTTGATCCAACAATGCTGTCCATAACTCGTCGGGCATGTCGGCAACTGATATCACATCAGCATCCAGCCACACAATCCAATCTGCCTTGCTGTGATGCATGGCATGCATGATGGTATAGGCTTTTTTGGCAAATTTCTTTTCACTTTGATTGCAGTCTGGATCTGCTTGAAACACAGTGTAGTCAGGTTCAAGATCATCAAAATCAATAATTTTGATTCGTTCATCAACAGGCAGTACCATGTGCTCCACATACACAGTAAGGCCGTGTGAGCTTGGCCAGTGTCTCAAAAAACTGTCTACACAATCTTTGCCAATCAGGTCATAGTAACGCTGATTCATGCTGGTAATAATTTCAATCATTTGACCGCCCATTTTTTCATGTGTTCCCAGCATGTGCCGGATCTCAATTCTTCGTGATTCCAGTGAAATTGTGCAATTCTCTGTATCCATGCGTCACGATCAGGAGTGTGTGGTTTTTCAATTCTGTGAAATCCTGCACCTGCTATGTCACGAGCCTGACTGCGATCTGGATCAGTAACAAATACAGGTATACCTTCAATGGCAGCAGCCACAGCAGGACTAGAGTTGTGGTTGATCACTGCCCAGCAATCAACAAAATCTTCAGTCAGTGTGCTACCGCCCTGGCTCAGTTGTATATTTGTTAATCTGCGGCCAGTGCAAAGTTTTATCAGACGTTCGCAGTATTTCACAGCTCGTTTGTCTCCGGGGTGTGGACGAATTCTAATAGGACGATCTGAGTATTTTCTTATTTCTGTAATGGTCTTGATGGCCCAGTCTATCACATCCCATCCTGCCATGCTCCACCCACCGTCACGTTGCAAACACAATAAAACATGATTGCCGTTGACTCTCCAGGGTCGCAATTGCACTCCTGTTTGTGCCTGTATTGATTGCCACCGAACAGGATCTGGAGTCTGATCGCAGTATTCGCCGGTGTTGGGGAACACACCATCATAGCTGTAGCGCAACCAATAGCCAGGGTTATTTGTATCCTTGTACAAAAACAAATTTGAATCAGCAATAACTGTGCGTCCACCCGAGCTGCGTTGACCTTCCACAATCTCTTGACGCAGTTGCAGGTGCTGGGCTGTTTTTCCGTGTTCGTGTACCCAGCCCAGGATCACAGCCACATCACTGGGTTGATATACAGATTCGGTTTCAATTATACCTTCGTCGCCGTATTCGGTCACTCCTTGTGCAAAATATTTCAAGGTGTCCAGTTTGTCCGTGGCCTTTTTCAATGACTCAGGAGTGTATTGTTCTTTTCTAGGCAGCGTGGCCAAATAGCTTACAACTTTCATGATTCTTGCATCATTCTAAATGCTGTGCCATTGGCCAGTTCCTTCACATGATATTGGCCATATGCCATACTGTGACACCAGGCGTCAAGTAGGTCTCGATCAGGATAAAATGGATTGTCAATCTTGGCCAAATCTGTGTTGCCCACCGGTGTGGCCACATGACTAGGTGCTAACACAAATGCTGGCACACCTGCCAGTATACTTTCTACAGCCGCTACGCTGTTGAAAGTGACCAGGGCATGCACATCTTTTATCAATAGCTGGCTGAGTGGTTGGTACTGAACTCTATCAATTCGTTTGGGCGCCCGTTCTCGTATCTCCACTGGAAGATTTGTGTATGTTTTTATTGTGGCCACAGTTTCTCTGATCCACTGCTGTTGGTCTATGCCATAATATCTACAGGGCTTTTCATCTGGAGCTGCCACAATAATTCGCTTGCCATACCGCCGAGGATGGGGTTTGATTCCCAGTTGATTCCAACGATCGTTGGGTCGCTCACGTATGGTGGCGTGTTGCAGATCATTCAGCACAATTCTGTGATACATCTTGATACCTTGTGAGTTTTTGTTACTGATATTGTTGCCCACATAACCCGAGTCCATGAAATAAAAATTATTGCCATCCTCTAGACATTGTTTCATTATTTTGTGTTTGAGAATGCCCCGCAACACCAACTGATTGTGATCTGTTGCTATGTCATACTGATAATCAAAATAGTCAGAGTTGGTAGGTTCTAGCTTGGCACTGCGAGCCAACATGTTGACATACTCATCCTCACCGTTTTTGCTGAGAAAAATCCAGTTGTTCATTCTATATCTCGCTGCTGGCAATACTCAGTGAGTATGCGTTCTTGATGCCACTCACTGCCTTGTGGTGTTGTGGCAAACTCATGAAAGCACGGTGTGCCCAGAGTGTAGTGCAACAGTTTGGCATCAGTACTGGGACCATACTCATCAGGCAACCAATTCCATTCAGGAGGCAAGGCACCTATGCGTTCATCGTCTAGCCAGGAAAAACGATGCAGTTCAGCACCTGTGGATTTTTCAATAAACTCAGGAGTTAATTTTCTATTGGGGAAACTGTTGCAGTTCCAGAGCATGACACTGCTCCAATTTTTTCGAGGATAGTTTTCATTTTTTGATCCCAGATATTTTTCACTCATGCGTGTCTGGTAATCGTGTTTGACCACTTGCACATCTTGTGCGGTGTTGCGCAGATTCCATAACTCGGCAATGTCTCCACGCACAATCATGTCACCATCTATAAAGATAGCATGCCCACTGTAGTTCATCAAGTGCGGTACCAGAAATCGACTGTAGATAAACTGATTGCTGCCATCTGTGTGTGTTTCTGTGTAGTCTCGGAACAGATTCAAAGCCAATGGAATGATGCTGACTGGTTGACTGGCATGTCTAATAATTGAGTTGGCACACACATGATACGCTATGGCTTCTCTAGGGTCGTAGCCCACAAAAACTGGTATGATGTTTTTCATTTTCGTTCAATATCTTCTTCAACACAGTTTTCACCGTATTGGATTTCGATCAGTTTCAAGGGTTGATCAGTCTCATTGCACAGCTGGTGCCACTCATTTAATTTTATCCACGTGGATTGGTGCCGTGCAGGACTTGCCATTAACTCGTATTCGGTGCTGTGAGGATTCACAGTGTAAACGGTGGCTTCACCTTCGGCCACAAACCAAAACTCTGCACGAGTTGAGTGCCGTTGCATGCTGAGTCTTTGCCCCGGCATCACTGTGAGTTCTTTGAGTTTGACATGACTGCCAACTTCGTGAAGAATACGATAGTAGCCCCAGGTTCGATCAGTTTTGGGCTTTTTCCATTCTTCCAGTATCCAGCTGCTGGAATTCTTTTTGTCGTCGCCGCCAACTCCAAATTTGAAGATCACATCTTGCACCACCATTTCGGGAATGTTGACTGCTGTACGATCACCACCGTTGGCAAAGATGATTTCATCTTCGGGATACATGGTCTGTACTGCACGAATGGCTTCAATACCTGAACCATCATCGTCATTGAACAGGATGCAGCGATCTACCATGCGTAAATTTTCTATCACTGCCACACGCTCAACTGCAGGCATAAACGGTCGCCCTTTTTTACGGCACAACCATGCGTCAGAATTTACTCCCACTACCAGTCGATCACCCAGTTGCCGGGCTGCTGCTAGATAGGAAATGTGTCCAGAGTGTAAGGGATCAAATCCCCCAGTTACAAGTACAATTTTCATGTAAATATTTATGTGCATACATAATGGTAAATAAAATATCATGGAGCATTTTTACCAAAGCGTTGACGGATTTATGAGTCACAAGAATACTATCATGCTTGATATTGTTCTAGAGCAATTTCCTGCAGGTGGTACCTGGGTAGAATTGGGATCCTGGACTGGCCGTAGTGCTGCATACTGTGTGGTAGAATTGATCAATCGTGACAAGCTGGGCCCATTTTACTGTGTGGACAGCTGGAAAGGCGAAGAAGCCATTGCCTATGATACTGACACTGTTCAGGACCTTGAAAACATATTCCGACAAAATGTAAAACCAGTGCTGGAGCACATAACAATGCTGACCATGATGAGTTGGCATGCAGCCGCTGATTTTGAGGATGATTCTGTGGACTTTTGTTATGTAGATGCAGGCCACAGCTACGAATCAGTGACCAATGATCTTGAAGCCTGGTGGCCAAAAATACGCCCGGGATCTCAGTTTGGCGGCGATGATTATACCAAAGGCTATCCTGGTGTGCAACAAGCGGTGTGGGATTTCTTTGGACCATTAAACATAAAGGTTCGACGATCTGGTCGTTGCTGGTTGGTTACAAAACCTTTTGATAACAACAGTTCGATTTAAATAACACATGACCACCTGGCTTGAATACTATCGTGACAACTATTTTGATCTACTGAACCCCACTGTTAGTGGTGCCAAGCGTGGACTTGTGGAAGGTCTATATCGCCGAGCTGACGGATTTAACCTGATGTTTGCTTATCTCGAAAGCCTGGCACTGCCCGAATACCATATTATTGAAACAGGAACCATGCGTAACCCGGGCAACTGGAAAGATGGACAAAGTGCTAGGTTGTTCTCAGAGTTTGTGGATCAACACGGTGGCACTGTTCGCAGCGTGGATATTGATCCTGCAGCAGTGGCAACATCTAACACGGCTATACCAAGCATGAACTTTCGAGCCACATGCATGGACAGTGTGACCTGGTTGCAAAGTCTGCAAGATTTGGACCAAACAGATTTGTTTTATCTTGACTCCTGGGATGTCAAATGGAACAATGACCATGACAGTGCTGCCCATCATCTTAGAGAATTCCAAGCCATTGAACCGTATCTAAAAGCCGGAGCAATGATAGCAATTGATGACAACAGTAGATTTGTTGAATCAGGAATCAGAACAGGCAAAGGACACTACATTGCAGACTATCTTGCGGCAAAAGGTATTTTGCCAGTGTATGACAACTACCAAATAATTTACAGGTGGCCTGAATGATAATTGATACTCTGCTGTTCAACGATGAATTTGACATGCTGGATATACATCTGGCCATCACTGATCATTACGTGGATCGTTGGATAGTGCTTGAAGCCAGCAGAACATTCAGCGGAATTCCCAAACCATACAATTTGTCAAACAATCTTGATCGGTATCAGACCAGGTACGGTGACAGGCTGCAGGTAGTCACACTAGAGTTGTCAGCAGATCAAACCAATCTTGTGTGTGAAACCATGATGCGGCAGGCCCTAGCACCTGCACTGGCAGAATGTGACTCAGAAGACATTGTGATACACGGTGATCTTGACGAAATAATCAATCCAGAATCCTGGGCAGATATTGTAGCATTGATGGATCAACACGATAAACCAGTCACATGTGGATTTGAAATGTACATGTATCGTGTGGATCAACGTGCTGAACGCAACTGGAAAGGCAGTGTGGTAGCACGCCGACGAATGTTTGACACGCCACATGAACTCTACAAGGGCAACAGCATCAAACGCAAAGATCGAAGCCATTGTGTGGGATTCAAAACACCAGTGGGCTGGCACTGGACCTGGATGGGCAGTGATGATCTCATACGCAACAAAGTGGTCAGCTGCATAGAAAGCCAGCACAGAGACCCTGAACAAATACTCGCAGCATTCAAACAACTTGATACCATAAGTGCTATCAACCATAAATGCACCACACACGTGATTGATGTAAAATATCCTGACAGTGTGCAGTCGGTATTGAAAAACTATCCTGCATACTGGCACAATCCGCCCGAAAACTAGCATGGACATTCAGCAAGAAAAAGCCATGCGCCGAGCAGCCAGAGCTGAACATCGAGCAAAGAAATCTCCGGGCTATGTTGCACCCACGGTGTCAGATCCTAAGGGTCCTGTTGATTGTGCCTGCGTGATACACGGCTCGGGCTACGACTGGATCTATGTGGATCGATTGTACTCCATGCTGAGTAGACACATTTCTCGCGGTATACGACTACATGTGTACACAGAACCTGGCAGACCTGTGCCATCGCACATGATCCGCCACGATCTGCAGGAATGGCCCGGTGTCAGCGGCCGCAAACAATCCTGGTGGTACAAAATGCAGTTGTTTAACCCTGCACATCATCAAGGACAATTGTTGTATTTTGATCTGGACACAGTGGTGGTAAACAGTCTGGACTGGATCATTGATCTGAATCCTGCATATTTTTGGACCATACGTGATTTTAAATCACTATGGAAGCCCCATGTGCAAAGCATGAACTCCAGTGTGATGTACTGGAACACAGTGACCTGGGCACCAATCTGGACAGAATTTGAAAAGCAAGGTGTTGAAAAGGTACAAAGCAGTTATCGCGGGGGCGATCAGGATTATTTAAATTCTGTAATAACTGCAAGACACCGTAGATTTTTTGAAGACGGACGAGCAGTGAGCTGGCGGTGGACTGCACTAAATGGCGGTATGAATTTTCGAAACAGAACCTACCGATCACCGTCACGTGGCACCACTATTGCACCAGACAACAGTTTGTTGATATTTCACGGCGATCCTAAACCGCACGAAACACACGATCCTGTGATAAACCAACACTGGTGTTAGGTTGTCCAATATTCGCCTTTTTGCTATAATACACACTTAGCAACAAAAGGAACTCACATGCTTACAGATGCACAAGAACAGCAAATTGAATCAGTTGAGAGCTATACACACAACTACGAAGCAGAAGCCATGCAGAGCTTTGAAGCCACAGGCAACGACAAAATGGAAGAACTGCAAGATCGTTTTGAGGAAGAAAGTGTGCTGTTGTTTGACTCAAGCGAAGACTTGGGCGGAATGACAGTGTACTTTAGCGGCCAAACACTTGTGGCATTCTACGACTACGAGCAGTTCAAAGGCGTGGTGTTTGACACTGCGGAAGCCTAAACGAATAATGGGCAACAGATTGCCCATTATTCACCATTGTGCTATAATACACACATCGCAACAAGGAACTGATCATGCAAGATACAATCACCCGTACTGAAGAACTGCACAGCATCTTCTGGGATATGTACAAAGACGCCCATGGTTTCCGTCCTCGTCACGTGGACACTACGGGTTGGACTGAAGCTGAATTCAATCAGGAGTTTGAGCACCTGTCCCGCATGATCCAGCACAACGAGTGTGATCGCAAGATCTCTGAAGAAAAAGCAGCTCACGAGTTTGAGATGCGAGTGCAGAGCATCATTGCTTGCGGTGCTGAGAATCGTGACATGGCCATGCGCTGGATACACGAAGCTGAACAGACTCGCGGCGACAACGACTACCTTGCTTACACTCTGGGCTTGCCTTATCGTTATTTCAAGTAATAGGAGAAGAAAATGATTGATACCGTCCAAACAGTAGAATTTCAAGGCATCACATACGATGCCGCACATGGTAGCCCATTTGATCGTGGCTCAGCAGACAGCTACTACGGCCGAGCACAAGATCCCCACAAGTACCCCAATGGCACCGGCAATGCACCTCGTGTGGAGGGCCCTGACATGACCATTGCAGAGATGCGTGAATACTACCGGGGCTATGAGTACAATCAAGAGTCCGGCGAGCGAAAACAGTACGATTGACCTTTATTCACCGAAATGCTATAATACACACATACGCAGCAAAAAGGAACGAGATGATTCATGAATACGGAATGTTTACTGACGCGGGCAACCAAGCAGTAGAAAGCATTGTGATGCTGAAGTTTCAACGCCAACTCAGTTGGCCCACTGTGCAAGCCATGCTGGCTGCACTGGCACTGGAAGAAGTCTATGCCGAAGCAGTAGACACCGCTGTACGCGAAGCAGTTTACACAGCCTGCTTCGATTGACCTTTATTCACCCAAATGCTATAATACACACATAGCAAAAAGGAGCTGATTATGATGGTACAAGATCGCAAAACTGGTGAATGGTACAACCCAGAGCTGAGATTCCAAGAAATTCTTGCCCAGCATTGGTTTATTGCTAT